TTTCTCCCGGAAAATAACTTGCCTTTACCTTATAATTATACCCTTTAAGGACTTCTTTGAAGAATTTTATCATATCATCATTGCTTACATAGGTCAAATCCAATAATAGTTGCTTAGTATTAACCTTTATTTTGCTTTTATGATTTACTATGGTATCCCGCATAGTTTTTGGATTAAAAGTAATAGCCTTATCCGCAACAATATCCGGATCATCATAATCCTTTTTAATATTATATAGTAAGAACCCATTATCAAAATATAATGTCTCTAAGGTTCTAAGGGCTTTTTCATCCTTATATTTAAGAGGATTATCTCTGACAGACTTCAAAACATTCCCTTGGAAATTCTCTACTAACATGATAATAAACTTTCTAATTTCTGGAGTTAATTCTGACTTATACCCCTTATTAATAACATCTTTATTTATCCTATGGATATTAGCAGATGTTTTCAAAGTAATTCCTCCTTTATTTAAACCTAATATAATAATCTACATGTTTCCCATCAGGACTACGTTTAATATTAAAATCAATTCCCCATTTCGTAATACTACGGTAAAGTCCTCCCGGCTGAGGCGATCCATTCTTAAACTTATAGACATGGGTAGATACATCAAAATAATAAACTCTATCAATAGGGGGATCTAGGTCAATGCTTCCAGAAGTTACTTTCGTTTCATTGTAAATACTAACAATATTAGTTAATAAATTTAGCATAATCTTCTTCTGTTGTTTAGTATATAGTCTACGGTTACTCTTAATAGTACGTTTTGCTTTAATCGCCATACAATACTCTTTAATCATGATTTAAACACCTTTAAAATCCTTTCCCATACGCTAACTTTTTTATAAGGGTTAGTAGTCTTATTACTATTATCAATATTTTCTTGTTTATTACCCTTATCAAAATAAGGCTTATTAAGTTCCTCTAGCTTACTACTAATGTCCTCACAATCTTCTTTTATAATGAAGGAAGATAATTTTTTTAACCCCTGCTTGTTTGTGAATACTAATGTATTTATGTCAGGGTCAAAATAAAGGCTATGGGTAATAATATCATTAGACATTAAATGTGCATAAATTAAGCTAATTTGCTTATTATCTAAAGCATCCTTTAAATTATTTGTAATTCCTTTTGTATCAAGTTCATAGACTTTACAAGTATGTTCAGATACTTTATGCGTATATTCGGATATTCCAAATAAATTATTGTTAACACATATTTTTAAATAGAAATCAATTAGCTCCTTTGGAGGATTATCAACTTTACTAAATAGTCTAGTAAATAGGCCCCAATCCATTTGATTAAATGAGAATACACTTGCAGGCAACTTATCTTCAATATTAATAAAAACTTTTAAATAGTCCTTTGGATTAACATGAGAAATAAATTTATTAAACCATGTAATTAATTCCTCCCTATACCACCTTTTATCTAAGCATAAAGCAATAGTAGCAACCCTTGGAGTAATACTTTTATCTGGAAGTTCTTTAATAATATCTAAAGTAACCTTATCAGAATAAATTACTTTCAAGAGATCTTCTTCAGTTGGATTATCAATAAGGACAATTAGCCCAGGTGTTGTCTCTAAACTACTTTCTTTAACCATGATATTCCTCCTATACTAATATCACAAAATATTCTGCCACCAATGCTTATTTTCAATAGCATCCTTTATAGGTGCTTCTTCATATTTTTTATAATATTCCATCTTTTTTTCATATACAGCTATCCGCGATTTACCTTCTTTATAAATTATTTTGTTGGTAATAAAGCATTCCCAATCTTTATACACCAAGGGTAAATTACCGGTATTGCTAGGTATATAGTACAGTGTATCTGTATTAACAGTATCCTTAAAAGTATCAATAACCTGGCTCTGCTGAGCATCATTCAGTTTACCTTTAAGATTCTTTGTTAGTGCAGAGTCAATAATATGATACCTATTAACGGCATTACAATGGTTGTCCCCGATACCTAAATACCCCCAAAAAATGCAAACAGATAAGTAGAAATCAATAAGCTCATCACTAGGGTGAGGATTCTGACTAAACAATTTTATAAATAAAGGAATATCCTTGCCCGTCCACTTACTACTAGGCAAATTACTATGGATAGCTTTAAAAATTTTTAACTGATCCTCTGAACTTGTTAATGGGAAAAACTTATCAAACCAAGTATTTAAACTTTCTTCACTCCATTTTTTCGTTAAGCATAAAGCAATAGTTGCTACTTTAGGGGTGATGCATTCATCAGGTAAGTCCCTAATGATGCTGTCTAGAGTATTCTTAGAATAAATAACGTTTAATAAGTCTTCTTCCGTTGGGTTATCAATCAATGCAATTAATCCGGGGTTTCCTAGTAGTTGACTACTAATACTCATAATTCCATCTCCTTATTCTTGTTTTAATTATACCATAATAAAAAAGGGATTGCAATCCCTTTTAATAGTGACTTAGTTCGTAAGTCGAATTTACTACTTTATAACTAGTGTCAACACCTGATTTACTATTCAAATAATTACATAATGACTGCGCATCATAAAAGTTCTCTAAGCTTTTACAAAAGTAATTTTCTGCCTTTAGCTTCTTACCTGTTACTCTTACAATATTAAACATTCTGCCTCATCCCCAATATTAGTAGCATAGATAATGTCCTTTAAACTAAATAATGAATCTGATCCATTAGTAGCATTAGTTAACTTTAAATAAAGCTCTATCATATGCTTAGAAGATCGATCAAATTCTAAGCTAAATTCTGGAGTATATCCAAGATCATTAAAAGCCTTCTCAACTTCCTTATAAGAATGCCCTAAATATTCCATCCCAAGAATAGTAGTTTTCTCACCATTAGTTTTAATAACTAAGTTGATTCCAAGATGATTTAATGTTCTTGCTGAAACTTTCCCATAATCCTTGCTTATATCAATAATACTTTTAATTTTATTAATAAAGTCTACCGTAAATAAATCATTCATCGTTAATTTGCTCCTTCTAATTTAATTAAATCTATTACGTATCGATACATACTACTAATACTGTCTAAGGGTTCATAATTATCCGCATCCGGTGAGAGAATAACCTTTCCATATGGAGAAATAACTCTTGGATAATACTTGGGAGAATCGGATTGCTTAACTGCATAATCAATGATGTATCCATCATGAATATAGGAATCAATGATTTCCAAGTAACTATTACTATCTTTCTTACTCCACCCTAATCTATTTAGTAGGTTATTATTAATCTGAATATGGTCATTATCCATAAAAGATATTGCAAAAGTATTTTCACCTTTTGTATCTACCCATCCTGTCCTGCATGCCTTCCATAGAGATGTTCTTGGAAAAAACGCATCAATAGGGGCACTACGATTAGTAACTCCCTCTCTAAATTGTTTACCTGAAATAATCATCTTTTCAATCCTTTCCATTAACAACAAATTTATCAAATAGATTATTATAGCTATTTGAATCTAACAGTTCCTTATCAATCTTTTCCTTTTCTTTAAAGGATTCTTTAATACTTCTTCTTAACATTTTTAATCGCATTAACTCTAAAGATTGCTATAATCTTTTAGTATTCATTCATCAATATCCTTTAGCAAACTAGGGGTTTCATTAATATTCCCAACAATCTCTACTTTTTTGCCCCAAAGATCTGTACTATAATCTTCAGGATATCCAAATAATAAATTATCTGCAAAAATCTTTTCCATAATTTTCCCGGATAGCTGGAAGGAACCATCTTCAAAGGATACTTTAGCTAAACCAGTATACTCCTCATTCCCAACATAGCATACTTTAACAATATCTCCTTCAAATACTTGATTATTCCATTTGTCAGTATATCCAGAAGACTGCTCTAACTTATAGTTTTCTCGGTTATCTTCATAACCCATCTCTCCGGAGTCTACATTACCCCACCAAATATGAGATCCATCTAAGCTCATTACCACATCCTTAGTATCAACATACATAGAATTAATTTTATCCCACAGTCTATAACTATTCATTTAATTCATCCCTTTCTTTAATAAAATTAAATAAGTCTTCTTTGGCCTCTTTAATCTTATTTCTGTTGTACTCAATCAAGGAGTTAAAGGCTAATAATCGTGCTTTATTATATTCCTCAACTAAGGCAGAATCATTGTTGAATTCATCAGCTATATCTTGTAAATCTTCTTTAGAATATCCATCATCAGTAGAAAGAACACTACTATACATCATTTGACGGGCACTCCATTCTGGAGCTAAAGAGTAGCTATTATCACTACTCCAATGTTTAACCTTCATTGTGGGAATATTTTCATACTTAACTAAGTCATAATCAGAAAGATCAAATCCTAATAATTTTGTCATTATTCTTCTCCCTCCACAAAAAATTCTGCAAACTTATTAGCAAATTCCTCGTTAGTTAGAGGAGCCTTAATACGGCCATCCTCTTTATAAACCCATTCAGATGGTTTTATATAGTAGCCCCGCACAGGATCATCTTTACCTAAAGTTAGATAATCATAGTCATCGTGAGAGTCAGCAATCTTGTCAATAGAATGTTCAAATATAGTATCTTGTGTACCATCATATTGGATTGCTTCAACTTTAGTTTTATGATGTTCATCCCCTATAGTTAGCTTAGCAGAAACTTTTACCCAGCAGGGGTCCAGAATATAAGCTTCTGCTAAATCTTCATATACATTGGCATTAAAAAAGAATAATCCAATGGGAATATCTTCAATAGCACAACCGTCACTAATAGAAGTGATAAGAGCAATTTCATCAATTTCCTTATTATAAAAAACATCCCCTACATTTATATTGATGTCTTTATCAATAGTTACTTTATTATTTATTTTCATTATTTAGCCACTTTTCAAACTCTTCAAATCGGCTAAGATATTCTTTAGCCTTATCAATATCCTCAATACCATTCTTATTATTCTCCCGAACAACATACTTAATAATATTCATCTTCATAGCTCCTCGGAATTCTTCAGGAGTAAGAATATCCTTTAAATGCCATAATAAGTCATGATCGCCATTCTTATAATGGTCTGGTTCAATTGCATCGTGTCGGTAGCTATCTTCTGGCTTATCATTAAGAAGGGTAAAGGAGAAGGCTTGATAAGGGTGATCGGCATCCCCAACAACACATACTACCAAATTATATCTAGAAATTCCATTAATTTTTTCCCCTTGATATACCCCCATTAGAATGTCTTCAGAAGATAATGACTTCATAATATTAGGGATTTCTTTCACATTTTTATGGTATACCCCAACTTCCATTACCCAGTCATTAGTTAATGCAGGTAGAACCAACCTACCCTTCTTACCTTTACCCGCCTTATTACCTTTACCTGTAAGATAATTAAGAAAATAAGACTTATTCTGATAATCCCCTTTGACTGGAGTAACATATGCATTTTCAAAATTACCATCTAAATCCTTTAATGTAAATCCCATAATAATCCTCCTAGTTAATATCTTTTAATTTTTCTAATACAGTTTTCTTATTCTCTACTGAGCTATTCTTAAAATGCTCTTTAATATTATCAAGGGTAGCTTCTAAGTCATTATCTAGCCTTTGCTTATCTTTTAACTGCTTATTAGCCATAATATTCCAATATTTATCGGGGCTGTATTTATCAGGAACTTCCCCCAAATATGCAGATATCCAAGGATCACGACCTACGTTATCTACTAAAGGGAATTTTCCTTTTCTAAGAAGTTTTGTATCAGAATCATCATCTAAATAAATATATTTAGATGTAACTTTAGAAACCTTTACTGCTTTGTCTAGATCATAATTATCAGTATCCCAATTATATTTAAATTTATATAGAGTATCCTGTGGATCAACTTCTCTAACTTTCAAAATGAACATCCCCTTTTTCTTTAATAATAAGCTAAAAAGGCGCCTATGTCAAGGCACCTGATGTTATTTATTCGACAAGTTTAAATTAATTCTAGCTGTTACAGGAATATATTGGAAGGAACCATCTGGATTGTGTATATAGGCGTGCATCATTTCCCAAGTATGATTAATATTATCAATACTCGACTCCGTATCTCGGTTATAGCTTAGTGTTAATTCCATAAAATTATTTACAACCGTAATTAATGGAGAATTTGCATCGCTGTATATTTTCCTTTTAACATTGGTAGACTTACCAATTTCTACTAGTTTACTATGATAGCTATATAGAAGGGTACTAATCTCTTTGGTTAATAAAGCATTTTCATTAACCACATCATCTTCGTTATTAAAAAGATTCTGCAAAAGCTTTTCAAAAATATCATTCAATTCAGAATTTAGCCTATCTCTAGTATCGGCAAGTACTTGTAACTTGGTAAAAGTTGCTGGATGCCCCATAACTATTGCTCCTCCTCAATAAGTGTCTTACCATGTTCGGCTACTTTTGCTTGAAATTCCCCATCTGGAAGAGTTTTAATATACTTAATTAGATCATTAAACTCTTCTTCGGTAAAGTATGCATTCAAATCCCCTTTTAGCATATTTTTAGAGTTATAAACCTCTGTTGAAAAACCAAAGGAATTTCGTGTCCAAGCTTCGATTGGGTAATCTTCATACTCGTTATTACTATTATTAACAATAATTACATTATACTTATTTTTCTTAAACCGCTTATCTACAGGAGTCATAGCAAACTCACTAACTAGCATCCACAATTTATTACTAAAGGGTAATCGATAAAAATCAGATTGTTCTATAGTTACCTCATACCGATACTGAATAGCCTTATATATACGTAATACAGTATTTCCTTTATAGGATACCAATAATTTTGGCCCAGCAATACTACTATCAATTTTGGCAAAAGAATAGTTATCGCTTAACTTCTTAATTTCTTTTTTTAATTCTGTCTCCAACATAGTAAATTCCTCCTTATTAACTACCATCATAATAATGCAAATAAAAAGGAATGTCAAGAATTATCTCAACATTCCTAGATCTACTTTTTAATTCCGTCTATTAGATCGCCACTAAATAATAAGGGAGCTATTAGCCATCCACCCCAGGCTCCACTACCTGTTTTAGCTACCATAAAGTAAACAAATAGTAAAAATACTACCCAAATAGCTACTAAAGAAGTCGCACATAAAACTTTTATAAACTTTTCCATATTAATCTACTACCCATAAGGGTTTTAAGGAAAGCAATATAATTAAGCAAATAATTAATACAGTACAAATACCAATAGAAATAGTAAATGTGTTAACATTTAAAACAAATAAATAGAAAACCACTATTAAAATAAACCCAATGATATTAATAGGCAAATTTCTCCTACAAAAATGTCCCTTATAGTCTATTAAATTAAAGACATTCAGCGTAGTTATCATTAACAAACTACCAACAACAGCAATAACATAATTATTTTTAATTACATAGGGTAACAATGTCACAATTAAAATAAGCATAATATCAATTAATAGTCCAACACTTATAATCATTTTAAAACTCTTAAATTTAAGCATAATGTTCCTCCAATAAAACTAAGTCTTTAATATATGCTAACATCATTAAATTCCAAAAGTCTTTGCTAATGTTCCAAGATCCTGAATCTGTTTGAATAGTTACGGCATTATTTTCCTCTTTAACTTCATAGGTGTTTTCTACTCGAAAAGAATGATTATCAAAATAAAAAGAAACTTTTGGAATTAAAGTATACATATTGTCCCCCTAGTATAATTCAGTAATAAACTTATCAACTAAAGTATTTAAGTTATTCCAATAAGGTAGATTTTCAAAGGAATAGTCAGCAATATAAAAGTTAGTATTAATCCCGCTTAACTTATATTCTTTAGATCCTTTAACGTGAGGATACTGGGGTAAAAACCGCTTGCTTAACTCCAAGTTGACACTCTTATTATCTAAATTAATAATAAGTAGAATTTTATTTAGCAACTTACCCTTAATAATCTTCTTTTGATAGACAATAATACTATTATCAAAATATATCGCGGAATATCGGTGACCCAGTTCATCTACTTTTCTAATAAACTCAGCGGTTTTCAAATTTAGTCCTCCTTATAATAAATCAAATAAGTTTCCTTAACCTTTCCGAATAAATAAATGTATTTCTTATGATTAATCTTAGCAAGCTCTTCTATACCCCTAAGAGCTTCATCAGGGTCCTTTAAGGTATTGGTGTACCAAGTATACCCTTTTGACTTGAACCAGCTTGATGCCTCTCCTAACGTCTTAAAATCTTTAAAATTTGACATTGATGCCCTCTAAAGTATTCTTATCCTGATCTGTCTCCGGCTTATAGCCTTTCTTAATCAAGCTTTCAATATAATACTTATTATAAAGATATCCTAGAGAAGTCCAATAAGCAAAGTATAGAATAAGGGAAGATAAAGGAGAGACTGCGGAGGCTACAATAGATACAACAATATTCCCAATAAGATTATTATGAATAGAAACAATTAGCCATGCAACTGAACCAATAAATCCCCAAAAGTAATTTGTAATAAATCCTCGGTCAACTAAGATAAGA